AAGAGCAGCTCAGGCCTGATATAGGCAATTGGCTGCCTGTGGCCAAACGCAAATAAATTAAAAAAAAACTAAAATAGTTGTGTACGACTCAAAAAGTGTTGTACAATTATCTCACAGCAATCCGCTGTCTCAATGTTGTAAAAGGAAAAAATCATGAAAGACGGATTACAAATTTTTTGGATTGGCAAAAGAAAATTTTGCGTTTATGTCCAAACAGCTAACCATATCAACTACCAATTTGTAACAGTTACAGAAGAACGTAGATTGCATGGTATGGCATGGGACGGAACAAAGTCATGGTTTCGCAATGTTTCAAAGTCTGCAAAACAACAAGCTATCAATCAATACAAGTTGTTAACTGATAGTAATGTTTAACTGTCGTAAAAGGAAAAATGATGAACTACTACACTAAAGAAATAATGGCTAAGCTCAAGTGTGATGCTGAATTTGCACTTAAAGTTCAAGAAGTCATGGGTGAGTTTTTAGACTTCAGTGAATGCACAAACCGTCAGTTCAATAAAGCAATTAAAGACGCAGTTTTGATCTTGAAAGCGAGGACTGTATGAACTACACATATAATGATGGAGGTCGTCAAACTGAAGGCTGCTACAAAGGCACTGCAGGAGATTGCGGCGCTCGGGCAATGGCAATAGCTTTAGAACTTAACTATAAAGTAGTTTACAAAGAAATTGCACAAGCAAACGCTGACCACGGCAGATCAAAGTCAGCGCGCAACGGCGTCATGAAAGACACCTACACAGAAGTGCTTAAACGCCACGGCTGGATTTGGATGAAAGCACCTACATTTAAAGGCCGTAAAGCTCGTTGCAGCGACCTACCAAAAGGCCGTGTGATTGCTAAACAGGCACGTCACTTTGTTGCTGTGATTGATGGCGTTGTCAATGACACATGGAACTCTACAGACCGTATGGTTTATGGTTATTGGGCTAAAAAATAAATTAAAAATAGTTGTGCAGCATCTAAAAAGTGTTGTACAATTTAACCACAGCAACCCGCTGTCTCAATGTTGTAAAAGGAAAAATCATGGCTATTCTTACTGCAAACAATCCACTCATTGTCACAATTAAAAATGTGTATGGCAAAGAGATGGTCTATCCTGCCAATTCAGTTGCACAAATTTTTGCTGACATTGCACGTCAAACAACTTTAAGCCGTGAGACGCTCAAGCTTGCTCAAGGTCTTGGTTACAAAATTGAAGTGCAGCAACCAGCGTTTGATTTAAATGCACCTTACAACAAAGAGTTTTTAGGCGCACAACCAGCACGTGCTTGTGAAGACTACTAGCATGAAAATTTATCTTGCCATTGCTGCCATTGCTTTTCTAATTCCTTTCTACTTAATCGGCGTAGCAACAGCTATGCTCATTGATAAGCTATGGTCATGGGGAACAGATTGAACCTTTACCCACATCAAGTTCAAGCGGTGCAATGGCTAGGTCAGCGACCTAAGGCCATTCTTGCCTTGGACATGGGTTTAGGCAAGACTTGTGTGTCTGCCTTAGACTTAGTAAAGCCTGCGTTGGTCGTATGCCCAGCCTCGCTTAAACTCAACTGGCAAAGAGAGTTAAAGATGTGGCGGCCTGACCTAAGCGTACAGGTTATCAAGTCACCTAAAGACCAGCCAAACAAGTCTGACGTCACCATCATCAACTATGACATTTTGCAAAAGGTAGACTTACCATCAGTCAGCACTTTGATTGTTGATGAGGCACACTATGCAAAGAACTACAAAGCAAAGCGCACAAAGGTTTTGATGCAGCTGATCAAAGCTGCACCTAATGTAAGTCTACTTACAGGCACACCAATCGTCAATAGACCGATCGAGTTGTGGACTTTGCTCTATTCAATCGGTGCAACTAAGCTTGGTTACTTTGAGTTTGGCATGAGGTACTGTGCAGGTTGGAGAACGCCTTGGGATACCTATGACTTTAGTGGATCAAGTAGGTCTACGGAGCTAGCAGCTGTGCTTCAACCATTCATGCTGCGGATGACAAAAGCCGAGTGCTTAAAAGATCTGCCATCAAAAACTTATAGAGTCATTGAACTTGATTTACCTGTTGATAAGCGTGAAAAAGATTTTGATCAAAAGCAAATTGACAAACCAGACTCAATACCTTTTGAAGCTATCAGTGACATTCTTAAGATGAACGCTGAAAGAAAGCTGCCTGATGCAATCACATACATCAAAGACTGTCTTGAACAGACTGATAAGGTCGTAGTGTTTGCTCACCACATACACATCATTGACCAACTAATGGATGGACTTAAAGAGTTTAACCCTGTTAAAGTAACTGGTTCAGTCAAGAATGAAGATAGACAAACAGCTGTTGACACGTTTCAAACAGACAAAGCTTGTAGAGTCTTTGTAGGCAATATCAAAGCTGCAGGAGTAGGTTTGACTCTGACTGCTGCAAGCCATGTAATTTTTGTTGAAGCCAGTTGGTCACCAGCAGACATACAACAAGCAGCAGACCGCTGCCACAGAATTGGACAGAAGGACAATGTTACGGTCGACCTTCTGACCATATCCGAGTCCATCGACTCTTTAGTGCTGCATTCAGTGCTAACGAAGATGGACGTCATCGACCGTATTATTAAGGAGTCCACCATGGATCAATCTCTCATTGCACAAAAACTTCGTGAACTTGCTGACCTGTTTGACCAACCAGTAGCAGCAGCCCCTAAAGCAGTTAAAGAAACAAAAGCTGTAAAGATAGAGCCTGCTGCAGCGCCAATGGATGTAGCAGCAGCGCCAACGCTTGATGATCTTCGTCAAGGCATGGCTGAGTTGATCGGTTCAGGCAAACGTGACAAAGTCATTGCTATTCTTGCAAACCTTGGTGTTAAAAAAGTTAGCGACATTGAAGATGACAAATTTGCAGAAGCAATGGGCCTTATCAATGGCGCACGCTAAACTATCACCATCAGCAAGCGCTAGGTGGATGACCTGCCCTGGCAGCGTTCACTTAGAGCCTGACTTTAAAGGTGGCGACTCAAGTGTGTATGCAGAAAAAGGCACTGCAATGCACACAGTCTCTGATGACTGTTTGACAAAAGGTCTTGAGCCTAAGTCATTCATTGGCAAGACCATCAATGGTCACATCATTGTGCAAGACATGATTGATATTGTGCAAGTGTATGTGAACTACATTCAGTCTTTAAATGGCCAGAAGTTTTATGAAGAGAAGGTCACTCTTGCTGAAGTCATCAATGATTGCTGGGGCACAGCTGATGCTATCATCATTGAAGGCACATTGATGCGAGTCATTGATCTTAAGACAGGCGGCGGCATTCGAGTAGAGTCTGAAGGCAATACGCAGCTGCTTTGCTATGCATTAGGTGCTTACTTAAAGTATTCACCTGCGTATGACATAAGCGCTATGGCATTGACTATTGTGCAACCGCCGATGGGCAACATTGACACGTGGACCATTAGTGTAGAAGAGCTGCTAGCATTTGCAGAAGCACTTAAACTGGCTTATGCTGCAATTCAAAATGAGCCTAACAAGTTTGTAGCTAGTGACAAAGCTTGTAGATGGTGTCATGCTAAAGCGCAATGCCCTGAAATGAAACGTTTAGCTAATGAAGCTGCTGTAATTGACTTCAATGACTTAAGCATAAACACTATTGAAGAGTGGCTGCCAAAACTTAAGATGCTAAATTTATTCATTGAAGCAATAGAGGCCAAAGCAAAAGATACCATGCTTGCAGGTGGATCAATCCCAGGTTGGAAAGTTGTTGAAGGCCGTAGAACAAGAAGCTGGACAGACCCCATACAGACTGAGTTATGGCTGAAGCAGCAAGGCTATGACCAGATCTATACAAAGCCGGTATTGCTAAGCGTTGCTCAGATGGAAGCTACTCTTAAAGGAGAGTTTTTAGACATAGATGATTTTGTAACCATAGGCTTTGGCCAACCAACCATTGCTCCTGAGAAGGATAAAAGACCTTCTGTGGACAAAACTCAGTCAGCCAAAAAAGATTTTGAAAAAAATGCAAAATAATTGTGCACAGTCAAAAAAGCGTTGTACAATTAACTCACGGCAACTTCGCCGTCTCAATGTTGAAAGATTATCATGTCACACGAATTAGACTTCTCAAACGCACAAGCCAACTTTGCTCACGTAGGTGAAAAGGCATGGCATGGTCTTGGCCAAAAGCTTGAAGCTGGCCAACCATTAAAAGTATGGGCTAAAGCTGCAGGCTTGTCACACACAGTCGAACGCTCTATGGTTCAGTATCTTGCAGGCAAATACGGAGTTATGACACCTCACATTGGCCGTGACGTGTTGTATCGCTCTGACACACATGCACCTCTTGGCGTTGTTGGCAAAGACTACAAAGTAGTGCAGCCTTCTGATGTCTTAGACTTCTTTGCTAAGTTAGCAGAGAACAACAACTTTGAACTTGAAACAGCAGGTTCACTTTCTAATGGCAAGCGTATTTGGGCAATGGCTAAAGTCAATGATGGCGCAACAGTAGTTGGTCAAGACGTAGTCAAGCCTTATGTGTTGTTAGCAACGTCTTATGACGGCACATTAGCTACAACGGCCAGATTCACAAG